GAAAACGCTGCCATACCCCGATACTCTCCCAATCGCTTACCTTTATCGGGAGTAATATTCGAATACATGTATTCGAAAAACTCCTTATTACGTAAGACGTTCGCGGCGGGTTCATCATATTCGATACTCGATGCAATCGACTTATCAATTAAATTTTGTTGTAAGTTTGTACCCTCATCTTTAAAGATATTAAACTTAGGATTAAGCTCGTTTACGCGATCCATCACGCTATAAGAAGTGTACGGTAAGCGGGAGGTAATATACTTTGCGATATCTCTACCGAACGTACTCGAGCTATTAGGGCTTAGGTAATCTGCCATGTTAATTATATTTATTAAGGGTACGCGACGTTCTACGTAATTTGAGCTGTTAGCGTATTTTGAGTTGTAGAATTAAAGCTAGTCGACAATGCCGGGTTAAAGGTAAATACACTCATATAATCTACATTAGTTAAAAACTCTGCATTTTGAATACCAAACGGGTATTTTGTAAGGAGTAGTTGGTTAGGTCTAAAGACACTTTGCGCGATATTTGTATTAGCTGCATACCCCGATAAGACAAAACCCGTTAACGAAACTGTTTCCATATCGCTTATCAGGCCGGTACTTACTGGGTACGTGAATGTCTCGTCAGAGAGTGATTCATATGTAGACTCTAAAGTAACTCCAGAGCTATTATAAAAATTTGCATCAATTTGGAATATATTCTTGGTCTCTTCATCAGGAGCAGCAGGAAATAACCAACCTTTAATGGTGAAACTTGTATCGCCAGTGACCCTAAACTTTGCACCTGCAGCCGGTTCTGTCGGATACGATAGAGCAATGGAACCGTTCCATAATACCTCAGATCTAATCTCATATAGATTAGACAGGTTAAAGTCTGTAGGTATTTTCCACGACAAAATAATATACGGGTTACTATATGGAACAAAATTCGATATTATTTGATCCATATCCGATTGATATTTTGTCAAAATCGACATATTCACAACGATATCAATTGGTACCGGCGTTCTCATATACGATGTAGTCATACTATATGGCTCCGTATCCGTTGAACGTCTCTGAAAGTAGAACCCTGGCACCTTATTAAACACTCTATCGCTAGCCCTACTGATTGATGCTATAGAAATAGCAACTACGGGTATGGTTATATTCTGCGTCTTATTGACTAAATCAAATACTACCCGTTCCTTAGGTGAGTAAACGTACCTAACCTGAATTTTATTCTGTATTTCGCGATTCTTATTGTATCTTTTAATAATAACACTGTCGAGCGCAGCAATAAACTGCGTCAATAGATCTCGAATTTCAAAAAAATACCCCTGATTTGTCATTATATTTACGAATTACTTAATACTACTGCAGTCTATCTATAAAGTGTTTTGGTAGTTTACCCTTTGCTCTAAAAATGACATCCTTAATACAACCGTCGAGGATATAGGTAATAGAGTGATCCTCTGCGCTTCGTGTAGCTCTACCAGAGGCTTGTACCAGCGTATTGAGCATCCTATTTTCGTACCAGTCTTTATCTACGTCGAACATCTTTTTAATTCTTTTATCAGACAGAGGTAAGTAGGGTAGCTTAACAATAATTTGAAAGCGTGCAAGACTGTCCTTTAAATCAATACCGTACGCGAGCGAGGGACTAATTAATACAGTGGGGTCCTTACTAGCGTAATGTTCGAATAGAATCTCTTCGTTAGTAGCATTATCACTTCTAAATAAAAATCTATCACTCTTGGGTAAAGCAGAGCTGATTACATTACATATATACTGCGTGTGAGTATGAATAACCCCTTTATCATCTTTATGCTGTTCGCATATTTCTGCTATTTGCTTTATGACGTGAGGTAAGTTTTGTTCGAGATTTGTATAGTTAAGTTTATATTTCGATGAGATGTAGATAGGTGATTTAGCTGCATCAAATTGAGATGGAACATCAATAAACTCGTAATCCGTGATACCTAGACTCTTAGCAAAGTTTTTATGATCGATAATAGTAGCCGACATTAACAAGATTTTCTCACCAAAATCAAACAAGTGGTAAGACAGCTTATCAACCCTTAGCGGAGTTAATTTAAATACTAATTTGTCTCTCTCGATAATATAATCCGCACTCTCCCAGCTACTATCAACGGCTAATAACGATCGGTAAGTATTAGACAAATACTTTAATCGGAAAAATTCACCTTCTGTTGGATCTCCCTGACGTTTTGTTAACCGAGATTTTAATTCCGTGATCGCACCTGCAACTTTAAATACTAGATCACTAATCCATGGGCGCATATTCTCGTGGTAAATATTCTTTGGCGGTTCAACCTCAACATCATTCTTAACTAGCTTAGCTACATCTATCTCTGCAGAAAATCTCCGGGTAAGCTCCTCCTCTAGTTCTGAAGCTTCATCACATACTAAAAACGTCTTATGCTTAACGTGATCCGGTAGAGATAAAAACATCTTATAATTAAGCGCGGAAAAGTTGCTCAATAAACCATCCTTACGAGCATTATAATACTCACAAATATTACTTTTCCAGCATCCCTCCTTTACCTTCTTAGACAAGACACACGGACCGGTCTCTACATCCACACTGGTATCAATCTTACAGGTGTAATTTGACTTGCCCTTCATAACTGCTACATCGTCGAAGAGTTTCTTATATTGATCTTGTAGAGATTTTGTAATAGTTAAAACAAACGCGCCGGACGGTCCTTGCTCTAAACATTTATCTGCATTGGAATATTCTCCGGTAGAATTCAATCTAAAGGCATCATGACTATCAACTAATGAATTGAAGTCCTTGGTATGATGCTTACTAATTTTTTCGAAGGTCTTAGCTATTAAGCTCTTACCCGAACCTGTCGGCGCGCAGCAAATTACAACTTTCTTTGTTTTAAACGCTTCCTCTAGCTTCTTAAGAACATCCGCCTGAGAGGTCGTGGGAGTAAACCCTCTAGGAAAATTCGCGACGTAATTATTAATCACATAACTAATATATTAGATATCAGAGGATTGTCAATCCTTCGATAAAATATAAATATCACGGTCGTATATTTTATGCACTTTAGATCTACTTATGAGTCGCATTGAGAGCTTGACATCCTCGTCTTGTTGGTGAAAGGACTCTAACCGGTAAGATAACTTAATATTATTAGGTCCCGCTTCATATATAAAGGGAACTGGTAGTTCATAATATGTCATGCGGCCTGATATAGGTTGAGCTAGGCTAAATACCAGGTAAAAGTTTTTAATACTAAATAAAACTAGCTTGCCTTCGCGCAGAGTCTTATCATTTAATTTTATTATTATATTACGCTGGAGGAGGGGGCTAAAGGCTTCTTCAAGATTGGCAATGTTGTAGGTCATTTGTTCATGAAGTTCATCTTATCTGCAGCACTCATTACTCCCAGTCTGCGCTCATTAAAGAATTTCCAGAAATCTTGAACCGGTACTATAGTCAATACATCACACGCGTTCATATTTATATTGCGGTAATCTTGCATAAAAATATCCCATGTAATCACGAGATTTTTAATATCCGGGTTATACCTAGGCCGATTATAAGCCGGCCGAAAGTTGAGCGCTATTCTACCTTCAGGTGAGTTCAGGAGTGCTAAATTACCAGTGCATAGCATCCGGCGCGTTGGAGGCGAACCGGGCTTTAGTACACGTCTTACGAACTTTAATTCTAAGACATTGCTATACTGCAAGGTTTTTATTGTAGCTAGCGACGCTCTCATCAGATTCGTTTAAGGCTGCAATACCAAAAATTCTCTGTTCGTTTAAAAACAGACCCTTATCAATAGTACCGTGCCCCTCTACTTCAATATTAGCGATAGGTATACCCATATTATTAGGGAAGATAACATATTCGCCTGGCTTTGCAAGTTTTGCGTTCGGTCCTGCAAGAATAACATAACCGATTCTCCAGGCCTTAGAATCGACGTTCACCGGTACAAAAATACTTCCTCTCTTAATAAGACTACCGTCGCTTGTCTCGTCAGCATACCTAACAAGAAGTACATCATCGAGCACTGCTTTCAGCTTAAACCCGTATAGGACGGAATTAAAGCTATTCTTAGGAAACGACGCTAAGTCGAGTAGTGATTTTTTTGTAGATAGAATATCTATGTCTAATGGCATATGTTATATATTACTCGATACGCTCATTAACTCCACTAGTTTAGCACATTCAATAACCTCTCTTTGAGAGGTTTGTCTGGTCTTTGCTATCAGATCTGTATA